TTCTGTATCTTCTTTAGAAGTTTTTGCAGGATATATATATCCCCCAGCATCTTTATATAGAACTGTGTTTGTAGATAAATCTAAGAAAGCTGTTCCTGTAGGAACGCTAGCCCAATCATTAGAATCAACAACTGTTCCTACGTATTCTGGTCCTAATACTGGAGTAATTGAATTTGTTATTGCTACGTATGCCATGAGTTAAATATTATTCATTCATATACACCTCACACATCTGTATGAATGTATCATATATTGCTTTTGCTTCAACAGTCATTGAATCGTACTCAATAATTTTTTGAGTAAACTGTTCAGTAGATTCAGTATCGTCATACTGCACTAAAATTCTTTTAGGTAATCCATTTTGATTATCTTGAGTTACTACTTGTACTAAGTCTTTTGCCATTTTTATTTTTTTTAAATATTATGCATCTATTATATTTCCATAAGCATCTGGAGTAGTAGTTAATGCTTGTGAAATATAAGTTGTATCTATAAAAGTTCCTAATCCTGAATATACATTACCTGAATACCTAACTGCTCTGCTATTACCATAAATGTCTGTTATTCCAAAAGTACCAGTAAATATAGTTTCTATAGTACAATTCATAACTGCTTGAGGACCAATAGAAAATCCACCTGCTAATCCATGTCCATTAGCATTAAAATAAAAAGACTTAACAGTGCAATTAAAAATTGATCCAGATAAATCTAATCCTTTACCTGCAGTTGAGTAAAAAGTGCAATTATAAGCTTTAGCAGTAGTAGAAGTAATTGAGGCACCTGAATTAGCATAACTAGTAAAATTGCAACCATTTTGACTTCCACCATTAATAAATCCACCTTGCGATGAAGTGCTTACAGAATTTAAACCATAATTTGCAGTACTTGAAAAAGTTCCTGAAGTTGCAGTACTAAATGCAGTACAATTAAGAGTGTGGCCTGAATTATTATAAATTGCATAGTTTCCATCTGATCTTACTGTGCAATTTCCAGCAGTTGAATTTCCTGAAAATATACCCAATCCTCTATAGCTTGAAGAATAAATGTATGAATTATTTATATCTCCACCTCCTAAATATACGCTATATCCATCAGTTGAATAAGTAGATGTGTTATTAGCTTCTCCTGCATCTATTCGTAATCCAACACTTGCAGTTATGTCACTTCCTGTAGTTTTATAAATACCTCCTTGTAATTTACCTCCAACAACACGACCTGCAGTTCCAACTTCATTTATAAATGTAACTCCATTACAAAATACTATTCCAGCATTAGATTTATAAATAGCAAGTGCAGCTCCAGCATTTGGGGAAGCTTGACTTGCTCTTTTTACTGTTCCATTTAAAATAGTAGCAGTTAATCCTGTAGTAACAAATGTATCTTCTATTGCATTTAAAGTTGTACTAGCATTATCTAAAGTGTAAGTATATCCATTTAATTGATAAGTAACTCCTGCTTTTAACTCCCAAACTACAGATCCAGTTTCTCTTACATTAGCAAATAGCTCTATAGTTTGCCCAGATGATGCTGCTGCATTTGCTGAAGCTATATCTGAATAATAAGTATAAGTTCCTGCAGGATCACTAATTCCCCAGATACCACTTGAACTACCTCCTCCAGATTCATAAAGACTTATTACAGTTCCTGTAATATCTTTGTAGTAAACTAGTCTGTCTGTTAAATCAAAGAAATAAGTTTTAATAGGTACACTAGGCCAATCTGCTGAATCTACAGTTGTACCTGCATATTCTGGTGCTGCTGATGGATTTACTCCTGATCCTGCTGTTATTGGTATATAAGCCATAGTCTAAATTATTGTTGATTCATAACATCTGTTGACATCTGAACAAAAGAATCATAAATTGCTTTTTGTTCTGTAGTCATTGCGTCATAATCTAATATTGTTTGATCATCTGCATCAGCTACAGTATCTTCCCATTGAACTATCATTCTTTTAGGGACTAATCCTAAAGGTCCTGATAAGTTATCTTGAGTTACTATTTGTTTTAAATTTTTTGCCATAATTATTTATTTTATCCTACTATAATATTACCAAAATTATCTTCAGTATTAACTTGGGCTTGCGTAATAAAAGTAGTGTTTATTGGTGTTGTTGTATTATTAAAAGTATTACCACCATAATGTACATTTATAGCAGCACTAGCATTAATGCAATAAGTATTAGTAAAATATGGTTCAAATGTATTATTAAAAAACTTATTTGTAGTAGTGCCATCTACAACAGCAAATGCAACATGACCAATAGAACTATTCCATTCATTAGTTAATGTACAGTTAAACATATTTCCTTTGCCATAAAATGCATAATTAATTCTTGAAAATAAATGAGAATTATATGCCCCAGCACCTCCTACATGAGTATATAAAGCATAACCAGTCTCAGAAACAGCAGTACAATTGTAAGCGTGTGAACTATTTAATCTACAATGAATGCCATAATTACTAGCAGAGTGACCAGTACAATCATATATTTTACCAAATACATATATCCCATCATTAGCTGAACTATAGCCATAACAATTATACGTTTTTGCAAGACTAGATCCTTGACTAATTGCTGCTTGTCCATCGCTATGTGCAGTGCAATTTGCTACTAAACCGGCAGCAGATGTAGATGAGTATATTGCAACAAGATTTTGAGAATAAGCATTAGAATTTAATAATTTTCCAGTACCTTGAACTCTTGCAGCATAACCACCTATACTATATATATTAGCATTAGATACTGTGCCATCAGTTAAATATAAAGCATAGTTAAAACCTACACTAGTAGGTGAAGTATTTATGAAAGTTCCCCCACTAACATAACTACCATTGGTTACATAAGCTGTATTAGTAACTTCAGAAGTAAATACTACGCCTTCTAAATATAAAGTTCCTCCACTTGTAGCATTTAACGCACTTGCATTAAAACCTGCCGAAGGAGTACCTTTTCTTACAAAAGTTCCGTTTAGTATTTTAGCACTTTGGCCTGCATTTATTCCTGTAAGTGTTAACGTATTAGTATTAAGATCTGAATTATCTAATGTGTATGTATACCCATTTAACTGATAAGTTACATCAGCTACTAATGTCATTTGAACAATTCCTGTTTCAACCACATTAGCAAATAGTTCTATTGTATCTCCTGCAGATGCCGCAGCATTAGCTAGTGCAATTGTATTATAATAAGTATAAGTACCAGTAGCATCTGATATACCCCATATTCCTGATGCTCCACCACCTCCTGTAGATGCTAACGTTGCTTCTGTTCTAGATTGTGACATAATTATTGTTGAATAAGAAGTTTACAATTTGTACTACCTGTAGCATCATAAGAAATACCATTTAAAGTACCGTTTGGATTGTTAAATGAGTATGTGCCTTCAGGAAAAGATTCTCCGTCAATTATAAGAGTACCTGCTATGTTAATAAACGTAATACTTTTTAATGTTGCTGAAGTTGTTCCTGTCAATCCTGTTATATCAGAAGTTGTGGCAGTTTCTACGGTAGTAGTTAAAGATGCTTGAAGACCTGATATTCCTGTTATAATAGATGATAATCTATTTCTTATTTCTTGTAGCCTAATTCTTATTACGCTGTTTGTACCTCTTCCGTGTGTATTAGCCATGATTGTTTAAAATAAGTGTTTAATAAACAAAAAAGGGAGAGGGAATTGTATAAACTCCTCCCTCCCCTATTATGTAAGGTTAATATTAGGCTCCGAATGCTTGAACCGCTGGTACTCCTGCTCCTGTAGCAAGTGCGTTTAACAAGTCTTCAACATCTTTATGTCTACCTACTTCAACAAAGATGTCATAGTTGATATCCTCGTTGATTCGTCTTCCAAAACCTTGAGTTCTGTTAAAGTGACTAACAGTCAATGTGTACTGAACGTACTGCTTAGACTGCTCTTCAATGTTTGAAGTTTCTCCACGAAGAAGTCTTCCTAAGTACTCTTTTCTGTAGTTAAGTCCTCTGAAGTATGATCTTCCTTCGTTTTCGAAAGCCCTCAAGTTTCCTCCTAGGTGAGTTCTTGGAATCCATCTAGAAAGGTACTTAGGCTCATATCTTCCTTTTGGAAGTCTGCCAATACCTTCACGGATTTCTTCAGGGTATCCTGCTGCAACTCTAATTTGAGTTGAAGTTTCAGTGAATCCTACTAAATCTCTTAAACACTCATCTCCTTCTAAGATAAACTCTTTAGATTTAAACTTGATACCGCATAAACAGTTTCCTTCTGGAAGAACTCCTGCGGTCTCTACCTTAACCCAGCTTTGAGTATCATAACTTTCCGGTGCATCAGTTTCGTAAAGACCTTTGAATACGTCATCACACTCCTCACAAACAAGGTTTGAAATAACTGTAGTTTCGTAAGTAGTCTGACAAGCTGTTGGAGCGATTGTTTGAGATTTAACAACTTCTGTATCAAAAGCTGCGTTCAATTCAGCAAGTCTATCATTTCCACACTCGTCATCCGGTAGTGTAATTCTGTAAGTCTCTTCGATTACGTTACAAGTACCACATTGAGTCCACGCAGTTATTGTTTCGTTTCTATTCTCACAAAGATCTGCTACATCTACAGGACTACTGAATGTTGCTGTAGCATGAGGGTCACCTGTTCCTATAAATGTACTGATTTCTGCATCAGTTAATGGAGCTGTTGTTATAAAAGTGTAGTAGCCTACACCTGCATTTTGGCCATCAGACTTTAAAACTGATCCACCTACAAAGCTAGCGCTCGCTGCAGCTAAGTCAACTTCAAGTGTAGCTGTTAAATCGGCTCCATCATCTTCAATTGTTAAAGCATAAAAAATTCCTCCAGTTACTTCTGCGTAACCTTCAGGGCAATCTTCACAACCTTTAATAAAAGATGCTATTGTTTGTATAAAATCTGATGGTGCTCCTGCAGTAGCCGGTAATAATAACTGATACTTTGAAGTTGGTCCAACTCTGTCGATTCTCTTAACAGGTACATCGTATTGTGCAGCTACAAGAGCTTCAGCCTCATCAGTTCCTGTGTCACAAACTTCTAAGCAGTAGAAGTTGTAAGCGATTTCGTCTGGAGTAGCCGGTGTATCACAGCTAAATACAGGTGTAATATCAACTAGTTGTCCTACAGTAAGTCCACCAGTTAGTTGTTTAGCTTTCAATCTTTCGATTGCCTCAATAGTGATTGTTTTACAATCAACTGTTGAACATTCGTCACATTCTTCGCAGTTATTAAAAGGGTCACACTCAGGAACTTCTACATTAATGTTAACCACTTCTGTATCTCCTTTGCCTCCACGGAATGCTACCGCACCTCCTTTTAGTTCTAAAGATAGTCTGAAGTATGCGTCTCCTGTTTGAAAACTAAATGCAGTGTTTGCATTTACTCCGTCATAACCAATAATAACTTCGTCTAGTGACTGTTCTGTACGTTCTGGAGTGCTAACTTTAAGGTCAACGATGTCTCTCAAAGAGAAGGGCATTGTTGATTCGTCTTTGTTAGAATAAGAACGATTTGATTCTCTATCTGCAACTCCAAGTCTAAGAACAAAATCTTTTGCGTCCTTATCTTTTCCTGCAGTAGATGTTACTACTTTTGCACCATTGGAAGTTGTTACTGATTGGTCAATCAAAGCTAACTGCCCCTTTGCCAAGTCAAGAGAACCTCCAGTGGTTTTAACAGCACCTCCTATTACGAAAAAAGGTCTGTCAAATGCTCTGTTTAATCCCATTGTTTTAGAATTTTATGTTTGTATTTATGTTAAATTGCCGAAAATAATCTTTGTCCATCTAATTGGTAGCTCGCTGTATCGTTATTTATAGCTGCATATTCTTTAGCCATTGCTAACAATATTCTTCCTACCACTTTATCATCTAATTCCGGATGAACATCTTGGGAAGGATTCCCGTTTGGGTGAATATACCCACTTATATCTACCTTTTTAGGGTATCTATAATAAGACAATTCTGCCTTATCTATTTTAAAGTCTTTTTTATATACAGCCACTTTGTTAGAAGCTGTTGTATAGAAGGTTTCAGTGTAAGGTATTGAAGGTTCGTTATATTTATCATTATATGACTCTTCAAGATCCTCGTTTTTGATTTCCCAACACTTTAGTTCTACATTGTTACATGAACTGTTGGAGGCGAATACATTCAAGTTAGATAAATCAAAATAATCGTCTGGTAATTTGAAGTCATCGTGCCTAGTATTCGATGATACCTTTGGAAGTTTTTTATCTAGTACTAGTAGTGGTGATACATATCTGATAGCGTCCTCATTTCTTTTCTCTAATATCCATTCTAAATATCTATTTTGAATATCGTTGAATATTATAATGAATCTAGGTTTATCTACGCTTAAATTGTTGTTAGTTAGGTTTCTGTTAACCAGGTTTACAAATTGTAGATATGCTTCATCAATCTTCATCTTCTAATAGAAGAGCTTTTTTAATATTCTCAAGCTCTTTTGTTTTGGCTATGTTTGTCGCTGCGGCTTTTAAATCTGGACCTATTTCTTGGTCTTCGTAGAAATATATACCGTTAGGATTTCTTGTGACTCTATTTCCTCTGTTGTAAGCGTCTTTTAGTTTTATGAAAATATCAATTTTAGATCTTCCTATTTCGTCTTTTGAGTCTTCTACAAGTCTAAGGAAGGTATCGATATTTGTTTTTCCATCTCCTACATTAAGATACTGATCAAATAATCCTCTAAATGCATCATTGTCTATTTCTGGAGAAACTACAAGGTTTGCATAATTCAACATAGAAATTAATCTAGGTTTGTCTGTGCTTAAAATTTGTTCGAAGATACCAACAGCTTTAAATTTCTTAGCCGACTTTTCATCTTTTTTCTTAACATCTTCGGTGATGTCTACAACAGTGTAAGATGATTGGTTGTATCTTGAATCTCCTTCTTCTCCTTTAGGAGTTAACTGTTTTGTCAAAAGCGCAAAGTACAATGTTAACACATCTGATGGCTTATCTGTATTAAATACTTGGCCTGCGTATATGTGGAAATTTGTACTATTCCAAAACTCGTCATCGCTATGACTGAGTATATCTTCTTTACCTACTTCATGTCTGTAGGGATTTATTACGTTTTTTTGTAATAATTCTATCCTTTCTGTAACTACCTCTTTTGCTAATCCTTTATAACAAGGGGAGTACATGTGAAAACCTGTATCCCAAACTCCGGTTTTAGCAGATTTCTGAATATACCTACACTGAAAGGTTTCTCCTACACCATCTGATGGTAATTTAGTAACACCAGCTTGAATGAATCCTGATGGTGCTGATAGATCTTCTTTATCTCTTACGACATAAATCGAATCTTTGAATACTTTAAAACCTTCTACTTCAAAAAGTAAATTGTCTTTCATTTTTGTTGGATTTATTTTGGTATAAAATTAATTCTTAAAAGCTTTAAAACCAAAAAGATTAATTTTTATTTGATAATATGAGGGGAATTTTCACTCCCCTCATTTACCATAGTGATTAGAATATCACAATTCTAATTTTTTGAAACTACAGTTGTAGTTCAATTACAACGTATCTTGTTGTGTCTAGTACAAGAGCTCCTGACTGAGAAGTTGCCCAGAAAGTTTTACCCATATACTTAAGACCACTTGTCATTACATTTGTAGTCTGACCTCCATCAGCCATACGTCCTTGCTCGTATCCGTAAACAACGTGAGCGCCTTCAGGCTTGATGTAATAAATGTTAGAGTTCATAGTACCACCCTCAACTAGGTCAGCATTTTTAACTTTTGAAGTTACATTGCTGTACTCAGGGTTAGAAGCATCCCACATTACAAGTGAGTGTGATGTGTGTGCTTTCCCTTCACCATACATACCTGAACTAAATCTATCAGACATTGGTTGGTAGTCTAAAGAAGGATCATGCTCAACAACAACTTTTCCAATTCCAGGAATCATAACTGACTTGATAACAACTGCTTGCATTTCAAGTTCATCAAGGCTACCCTTGAATACTTTGTCAATTTGAGCGTCTGTTCCTGTCATTCCTGCAGGGATTCCGTTAAGCTGGTTAACAGCTTCTTCACGGAAGATTTGCATTATGTTTTGATAAGCATACCATCCAGCTTTAAATCTGATTACTCTTTCTCTTACAGGGATAGTAGAGTTTTTGTAAACGTAAGAAGCAGCTTCATGGATGTGATCTACTGTGATTCCTCCTGGTCTAGCGTACTTGATAAGTTTACCTCTTCTGATTTGGTGCCAAACACCTTCGTTTACTCTTTTAACCCCGTTAGAAGTTTGAATAGTAGCAGCTTTAGCGAACAATAAAGAGTAACACTCCATCATTGCAAGCTCCATAAGTGCTAAGTACTCAAGAGTTGTTCCAATCATCATTGAGTTAGTATCAATGCTTGCAGCTCCTGCTTTGTTTGCGATGAAGAACATTTCTCTACTTTTTCCTCCTAAGTGGTCAAGTTTTTGCTGAACGCTGTCCATCATATCTGCTGTAAACTGATTCAATCCTGGAGACTTCATTTTAGCAGCTTTAGCTGTCATAAATGTCTCAACCCCTCTAGGAGAACCTAGAACGAACTCGTTAGTAATTGAACCTGCAGGGTTTTTAATCATGTTTATACCTGAAAATGCAGTGTCAAATTCAGCTAAAGCGTGACCAATTTTCATGTATTGGATTCCTGCAATTAGTTGATCTTTTGGATACCATTTTCTGTTATCGTTAGTCATATAAACAACGTAGTGAAGGAAGTTTTCTCCAACTCTTTCTACTTCGTGGTCACTAGATACCATTAATTGCTCCCCATACTGTGGATCATAAGTAAGGATATCACCTTTTGTAAACTCTTGGCTAAGAATGATTTCAAAAACACCACCATCAATTCCAGGGTAGTCATACTTGTTAGAAGTGTCTTGTGCTGTGTAACACATAACCTCTGTACGAGTAACCGGAAGGTCATAAGTGATAACTTCTCCTTCTGCACACTCCATAACCGCTGAATCAGCGAAAAGGTCCTTCATAAAAGGAATGTCTACATTGTGAGTAGTTTTGAAAAGATTAATCATACCAAGATGCTTTCTATGTGATTGACCTTCATCGTCCATCAAATATGCAGCAACTTTTGCGGAGTCAACCCACCCCTGAGTCTTAAGCTCCTTTGCACTTGTGAAACCAATCACGGCATCACCGTTGATTGTTTCTCTGATGTCAAATCTGTTTTGCATGTTTTGTAATTTATCTGTTTATCTTGTTTAAATTTGTCCTAATCTATCTAATGGAAGAATGTTATCCTCTGATGACCTTTGTGAATTTGACTTTAGCTGAGGTCCTGCATTGGATGACTTACTTCCTGAAACTATTTTCAACTTACTGGCTGATTCAAGTTTCTTTTTTTGTACTGTGCTATTAGTAACTTGTTTTACATACTCGTCTTCGTCAAGTAAAAACAAAGCTAATCTAGCTGCTTTTTCGGGGTTTTCTCTAAGTTGGTAGTATAACCTATCCATCTCAAATCTCCCGTTTTCATCTTCCTTTGTAGCTAGAGTGACAATTTTGTTCTTAATGTTGTCATTTAGCTGGAATGATTCAAGATTATTTCTAATCTCCTTTTTATATTGTTTAATCAAATCCTTTCTCTGATTTCTCTGATTTTCGGATTCGATTCTAGCATTTTCAATCTGTTGATCAATCGCATCTCTCAACTCTTGAGAGGCTTTATTTGCGATTTCTTCTAGACTTCCTTCTCTTTTATAAGACTCGATTAATCTTCTGATTGTATCTTCATCTTGGCCTCCAGCAAGCATTCTTAAATATATTGCTTGTACTTGACCTTCTTCAGTTGTAACATCAATAGAGTCCAAAGGGTCTGCGTAAGTCTCTTTTACTTTTATAAGTTCAGAGATATCGCCACCGTTTCTATCAATTTCAACTAGTTTTTTAGCAAACTCTGAAACGCCTTTTACTGATATTTTATCTTTTGACGCTTCCTCTTTTATGTTGTCCATCTTACTTTGGACAATTTGTTGAAAGAGTTGTTCATCAATTACGATGTCTTCTATCGGTGTTTCAACTTCATTACCCTCTTCATCTTCCTGTATCAAGTGAGTAATTGAATCTCCAAACATTGATTTTAGAGTTCTTTTATAAACTAATGACTCTGAAGTGTCTTTTATAATAGAATCAGCATTGCCATTTAAAGTTTCTTCTAGTGTAGCTTCTTTAACTTCTACCTCTGTATCAACTTTTTCAGATTCGCCTTCTTCTTCTTCTTCTTTCTTTTTATTTTCTTCTGCTTCTTGTTTCGCAGAATCTAAATTAAAAAAGTCGTATGTTTCAGGTTTACCTTCTACGGCTTTGGCTAAGTCTTTGTCTGACTCATTTTTTTCAAACTCTTTTTTTGCTCCTCCTATATCATCAGACATTAATTCTGACAACGAAACAATTTGAGCTTCTCCTTCTTTACTCATTGCAAATTTATTTTATGGTTTTTACTTTTACAAATTTATGCCGATTATATAAAATATTTGATTATACAGTTAAATTATATAATATATTTTAATTTTTATTTATTTCGGCTATATATTCCTTACTCTTTCTGTCTTTCACTTTCTCTTCTAACTTCTTAGCTTCAAGTTTTAGTTTTTCCATTTTCATATGCATTTCTTGATTCATCCTCTGTTCTTGAATATTAAAATTCTTCTGAGCTACTTCAGACTTAAAGTTAAGTTCGTTTTCCTTTAAAGATCTATCTGCTTCTCTATTAATTTGTTCAAACCCTGATGCATCTGATTGTTTGTCTGCGGCTCTACCTAAAGCTTTTATTCTTTCTCTATTGAGGTCGTTTTCTCTATCTCGTTTTTTACTTTCTTCCTCTAATTGCCAAGTCTTTTGTGAGTTTTGAGCGTCTAATTCTGCTTTTTCATTTAGTAACTGTTGTTGTCTTCTATAGTCTTCTTGAGCTTTAGCGTCCCTTTTCTCTTGAGCTATCTTGGCTATTTCTATTGCTTCTGACATTTCATCTGAAGCGATTAGTTTAGCAACTTCTAAAGTATCAGTGCCTAACGTGTTTGTTCTTAGTAGATATGATTTAAAAGTTTCTAACTCTTTTCTTTTTCTAGAATCATGAGCCGCTATTAATCCTATTCTTCTAAAAGGAAATTCGGGATCAGTAAATTTAAGATACTCTATACTTCCATCTGATTTTGTGTAATGAATGGTTAAGTCTTTGTTACTAGACTGGCAATACTGAGCCACAGATAAATGTAGTTCATTAGCAGCTTTTAAGTATTGATTGAAGTTTTCGTATATCTCTGCTATTTGAGCAAATGTAGCCTCATTACTTTGCTTAACACCTTCTGCTGTTTCATATTTAGATGGTGATGATAAAATAGTTGGGTTTATACCTATTACTTCGTATGCTTTTGTTTTTGCAAACTCAGCTAATCTAATTCTATCAGAGATTTGACTTGTATAGCTAAGATTGTAAGTTGAAAACTGATTAAAATTTGTATTGTTTCTTTGTGCGTCACCTGATGTAGCTACTGGTAGTATCCCTGTATCTTTTGCTATATTTCTCATAGCTATAAGAGCTTCTTGAGCATCTCCCCAACCATCAAACTCTGATGGAATCATGGCAGTATCTAAAAGGAAGAATATCCCAACCTCTTTTTCTAGTAATGAATATATTTGATTCATACACAGGTTGTACTTAGCTTGATATGGTTCTATCTTTTTTGCTACAGATTCTCCAATCCATCCTGCAACCGGTAACCATCTATCAAATTCACTGTCTCCTTTTATTTGATGTTCACAAGGCCTGCAGTATAGGTAAATAGGTTCTGTAAGGTTTTCAGATTGTATTTTTACACCTTCGTAAATTACAGGTCTATACGTCCACTGTAATGTGTTAGGTTTAAATTCTTTTACTACCTTAACCAAGCTTTCTTTGTAGGTTTGTTTTATACCATTTTCTCTTAAAAATTCTGGTAATATATCTTCGGTTACCTCTTCTGTAACTATAGCTCCTGAACTGTCTTCATAAGTAAGATACCCCCAAAGTTCATACGCTCTGAAATAAACTTCTGTAACTTGGCAAAGATCTAGTCTTTGTCTGAAGTCATCACGCATTACTCTAGCATAGTAACTATACCTACCATGATAATCACCCATTAGTCTTGGCAGAAATCTCTCCCTTTCTGAAGTAGAGCCATCAGCGTTAAAAATTGTTTGTATACCCATAGGTATACCTGTTTCTTCTTGTAACCCTAAGTAAAAGTTGTAATCATGATAATTAGCAAAAGGTACTCTAACTTGTTTGTTAAAGTTGCTACTTATAGAATCTTCGATTGATCCTGAATAATAGCCGTCCCCTACAAAAGTCTTCCAAGCTTCATTTCCTCCTAAAAGTTCCTTTTGTTTTTTCGAATCTATTTCGTGGCCATATCTCCTTATGACTTCAGCTGGAGTCCAAAAATTTAACCTACCTACGTATTCACCTTTATGTACTTCTTCAGCTTCAACTTCCCTTGAAAAGAAAGTATTTTTGCCACTCCAATTTTCAGGCTCATATTCATCAAATCCTATTCTAAAATGTCTGAAGCACCTCCCTGATGTTAATTGATCTTTTAAATCTTTTCTTTCTAGTTTTTCCAAGTTAAATCTCTCTCTATCTCTTTCGAGAGTTGCTTCACCCCATTGCATGCCAATGGTTTTAAATTTTTGCTTTGAAGTCCTTTCTGTATCTTTTGGCGTGTGTTTATCGATGTTTTGTTGGAGTTGTTGCATATATTGTTGCTTCTCCTCTTCGCTTGAAAATTCTTTACCTTCTTTTGAAAACCCGTTTTCAGCTAGATGTAAATCTACTGTATTCTGAATAACGTCTTTCAATATATCTTGGATTTCTTTGTTTTTATGTCTTAGAAATTCGTTTTCAGCTACTTCTCCAGTATCAGTGATATGGAATTTAGGTTGATATGAATTATAGTATCCAACTAAAGCGTTTACAACTATACCTATTATATCATAGTGTCTTAAAAATGAAGGAACCCCTACACCATCTAAAAGACTCTGTATATCTTTCATGTGAGGGGCTACTTCTGATAGTTCTTGATAAGAAAGCTTACCGTCAACCATCCGATATAAATCTATAAATTGTAAATTGTCTTTGAATTGCTCTATTGCTTCGTATTCAAAAGAATCTAGCACAGCTATTTTCCACTCCTTAGACTCCTTCACCTTTTTGGTGACCGTCATAGGTGGTAAGTTGTCGGACTTGTAAATCCGAGAAAAAATTGTCGTTGGACTTCCTCCAATATATCCCATTCTACAAATATCGTTAATGATTACTTAATCATCAAAAAGATTGGATTTTGTATTATTAATATCTCTTGCCTTTTGTTATGCCGTATCTGTTTTTCCCTAGCAGCATTTTTCTCTTTTCTTGCTCTGATTTTGAGAAGTTCTTTTCTTTGTTTGAATTATTTTTTTGTGGTACTACATTCATTTTATCAAGTTCTCTTGCGTAAACAAGTGCGTGAGAAAATGCCGTAATTCTATCGAAGTTTCCTCCTTTGTACCAATTCATCATTTCTTTTAATAAATCAATATCTTCAATAAATTCAACACCAAGTTTTATTATTGTATTCCCTTCATCGTCTATACCTATGGTATGTTCTTCTTTACAGTAATCAACTAAGACATTAAATCTATATTGGTTATTTCCTGCATTTGGGAATAGACCAAACTTTGAATTTAATCTTGGTGCTTTTTTACTTGTTAATCCTGAAAAAGTTATAGCTGGAGCTAGTATATCATACTCTCTACCTTTCTGTTCTAGATATTGCTTGAAACTCATATCTATACTCTCCATTAAACATTCTGCATTCCAAGTGTCAGACATTTGTTCGCAAACTATATTGAAATCTCTTTGTCTGTCAGGTCTAGCAGTGTATGAAGCTGCTATAATCTCACAAGGCTCATTTGGAGATAAATTTCTTCTTTTTATAACGTAAAAAGAACCTAATGAATCTGTATCCGCTACGTCTAGTTTGTAAGAGTCGAGTCCAGATACAAACGCACCTCTTGGAGGAGGAGATTCAGGGAAACTCGATAATAATATTATAGGCGCATCTGAAACGCCTCCGCTATGGCTTACTTCTGATCTTCTTTTGTTTATTAATTCGTAAGCGTAGTTACCTGTTTTTGAATCTCTAAACAACCCTATGTCTTTACCAACTCTTCCTTCATCTTCCAATTTTCTAATATGTCTGTCAATAACAGATACAGGAAACGGGTTATTACTGCTAGTTAAAAAACAATCTGCCGTCTCAAGTGGGTAATACATTTGATTTTTTTGCCTATCTTCTTCGTTTTTTAGGGATTTATTGTTGTGTTCTATCCACTCTTTTGCTTTTGCCCAATCTGTACACTTAACTAGTATTTTATCTAAGTTCTTATCTTTTATCCCACATACTTCTGACAATGCTTTTTCAACTTTTCTTACGGGCAACCTGTAACTCATTTGTCCAGGAACAAACATTGAGAATTTTGACTTTTTACTTCTTTCCCAAGTTATAGCTTCTTCCGGTACACTTCTATCTAACCTATCCCAATTCATAAGTAATAAATCATAAGCATCAGGATTAGATAGTATATCTTTTGCGTCTTGAGATAATTCCTTGTTACCACCGGTTCCAGCTAAAAGGTGTACAAGTTTTTGACCATACTGTGTACGAAATGATGGTAGAGCTGCGTTCAAAACTCCTTTACAATCAAACTTACCTATCTCGTCCATAATAAATCCTACAGGAGATAACCCGGCACTTTTTTCTGATTTCTTCTTACTCCCGTCATTTACATTTCTTATATGTATTTCTGAGTGAACAAATCTGTGTCCTGTTTTCTCTTTCAATCCAAACTCAACATATGATTCCCAATCTGTTGTAAGTCTAGGTATTTGAAAAGCTGGGTGTATATTATTGAAGTTTTTTTCTAGAAGAGCAGATATAGCTTTTAAGTCACCATCAGATCCTCCAACTATAGAAGTTTGGCCATTAACTTTTGTTGTATTCAGCCAAGAAGTTATTGATGTTAAATGCGTTGATTTTGCAAACCCTCTAGAACCAAAAAGGCAGAGACCTTTTCCTTTTTCTTCTGCCTCCATGTAGCTTTCAACAACATATAAAAAGTTATCGTCTAATGGTGGGTTAGTCATGAGCTCTTCACCTGTTTCTTGTGGAATAGGTGTTTTAAAGAAGTTGATATGGTAGTACATCCAAGGGTGTACAAAATATCCACCTATATTAACTCCATATGTTATTTTTTTCATCTCTTCTTCAAAAAACTGTATCACATCAGAAGATTGATCAAAATAACTTTTTCTTGGGTTATATATTGGGGTATTCTTCATATTTATGAAGAACTCCGGACTTTTTATCACACTTGACATCTACTATTTCATATTGTCAAATAAAACTTTTAGTTGTGAATCCTCTGTTATTTTTTGATTCATAGCTTGTTCAACCATTGGCTTCATTTCAGTTTCAGCTAAAACAACATCACCAGACTTATTTAGTGTAAATAGGTTTGAAGATGACTTTGTTATGGCATCTAATGCTTTACTATCTTCTTCAGTTAAGTCTAAATCAACTTTTAAAATATTAGACATGTTTGATATTTCGATAACTGTATTTAAAATATGCTGAAGATTTTGCTCTAAAAGAAAAGAGTTGTAATGTGTTTTTTGCATGTTTATAAGATCTTCTTTATAATCTTTAAAATCCAAACTTTCTCCTGATTCTTTTGCTTTCTTGACAGTTTCCATAGATTTCATAAATGACTCTCTGTCTGAAATCACTTTTTTCTCAAATGCTTGAGCTTTAGTAAGTAGTTCCTTAATTCTTTGATTAAGGTAAATTGTTAAATCTTTATTTTCCATTTTACTTTTATTCTGATTCTTCTTTTATTGAACTATCTAACGCAGAGTAGAAATAATTGTCTTTTATGTTTAAAAGGTCTGACTTTGTTTCTGTAGGTATACCTGCCTTATTTAATTGAGTAAAAACACTAAATAACATTTCTCCTATAGAGTATTCCGGAAGTACTTCACTGTACTCTATTACTTTGTCAATGAATAGTGGTTTATAATTTATCTTATCTGATGCCATTTTTAAAGCATTTAAATATTACTGTTATATGTTTAACCTCTCCTTTTTTATCGTTATAATTTATCTGAAGAGTTCTTGTAGTTTCTTCTTTCTCTTTAAATGTGATGGTCGATATATCTATATCAAATCTCACAGTTTGATCGTCAATTATAGTTGTTTTACCTACAGTGCAAGAACACCCTGCTGTGTAGTTTTTTATGTCCAAACCATCTGATTTTATCATCAGGAAACTTGTAGATATTTTTTGACTTGAAATTTCACCAAAATCAAAAACAAAGCCAGCTTTACCTTTACCTGTATTTACAGAAAGTTTGACACTTTCTTCTGTCAAATTTTCTAAAGATACCCTGTCATCTTGGTCTGAAGGTAGGATTATGGCAGACCACTTAGGTATTTCACCTATACTTTCTAGTCCGCAAACTTCCTCTTTTACAGAACACTTTCTTTCAATACAGCAACCGCAAGCCGTACAATGATTATTGTTGTCACAAACGCCTGTAGATATCTGAATTCTGTCTTTTATTGAGAGTTTTTTATTTTCTATATTTTTTGAGTTATACTCACAACTATTACATATTTCTAGTCTTTTTTCATAGAATAGTTCCCCTTCTGGAAGGCTGTTTATAAAAGCTTTAGCTATGTTTTTTATTTTCTTCATCTTTTATTTATTTTGCCACTCTTCCAAGTCTTTGAAAGATTTACCTTTTGTAAAATATTTATTAGTTAATTTATATTTTTTCTTATGCCTGCTATAGGTGTTAACATCTTGAAATTGATCATAAAAATTTTGTAGTCTTCTTCTGTTTAACTCTAATAAGTCACTAGAGTTCTTGTTTAATTCTTTTGATTTTGAAAAATAATCTACTAATTTTTCTATTTTTGATACGTTTAAATACAGATAGCCTATATGAGGTATTCTTATATTCAAGTATTCAGGAGAGCTCGCTAAAGTCTTTATCCAATGAACCAGGAACTCAATATGATGTAAAACTTTTTGTTCAGTTACTCCGGCTTCCTGTGAAACTAATTTACATATGTCTTCCGTAAAGGATATTTCTTTATGCAATTTAAGTTATTTTGAAGACGATTATCATAGAAGAATCTTCTACAGATTTTACATAGTTCTGCAGCATTTCTAAATCCTTATGAAGGTGGTTTATCCTAGTATTCATGGGGTCTTTTACTAAGTAGTTGTTAGACCTTAGTTCTAGGTTCATTGAATTTATTGCAGGTTTTTCTACGTTTAATATTTTTGCAGCTTTTTCTTTTGTATTCTTACTGTATCCGTATTTTATATACAAAGCGAGTAGAAGTATTAACTTTTCTCTCAGAGTATTTGACGATAGACCACTAACCTTTCTGTGACAAGAAAAAAGATATATAGCCTTCTTTAGCCCGTCTAATTCATCGTTTTTATTTATCGATGGGGCTAAATATACGTTTGGGACTTTGCTTGTTTGTGCTTCTTCCAAAACATCGAAATTTTAAATTTGCCTATAAAAATATATCATATTTACCAATTATCCAAATTTTTACGTAAAAAAATTTTATTTTTGATAAAAACTTTATATATGATTGACGAAGAATATTATGATCCGGACGAAGCTCAGTACTTTTATGAGACTATTAATGAGATACCGGAAGAGGTGCTTTCAGATGATTTTTATGAGAGAAATTCTGATTTAGTAAACGCTATTTCAAACTCTCTTTGTGATGTAAACAAGATTACTAGGGGAAAGCTGCCTACTGAAATAGGTGTAAAAGTTATGGTCGCATTTTTTGCTAGTTTGAAAATTCACGGATTAAGATAGGTATATTAAAAATATTTTCTATATTTGCACACTTACATAGTGTGTTTTACAACAGTTTTGACATGGACAACTCAAAACTCTAACTAATAAGAGACTCTTCAACAAGTGGGTAACCTCACAATTTGAATCTCGGCTCTGTTTGCCAACAACCGAGTCCAGCAAACTCTAAATGGGATGGCGTTGGAGAGAAGAAAAAGCCAAATATCGGAAATCGCAATATGCGATAAAGATATGAATACATAAGAAATGGTCCTGGTACTTATTGCTCTTGATTGGTTTAGTAGCGGTATTTCCGTGAAGCTCCTGCAGAGTTGGCTTTGCTGGTAAAAAGGTGAGTTGTGTCTTGTTTAAAAATCAATGTTTTATTTGGCGGTTTAGAAATAAATCGCTATTTTTATGCTCAAAAATTAACAGATGGGAATATCAAATGAAAAACTCAAGGCCCTCCAAAAAACATTTGGGCAAGGTGCAATTATGAAAATGAATGATGCACCAAAGCTAGACCTAAAATTTGTGTCAGCTGGATCTCTAGACCTTAACCACGCTCTTGGTGGCGGATACCCTTTAGGTAGAATCATAGAAATATACGGACCGGAATCTTCTGGGAAAACAACTTTAGCTATACATGCTATTGCAGAGGCACAAAAAGACGGATTGATATGTGCTTTTGTTGATGCCGAACACGCTTTTGACAAATCTTACGCAGAAGCTTTAGGTGTGGACACAAATGAACTTCTTATCTCTCAACCGGACAGTGGTGAGCAGGCCCTTGATTTAGTTGATGCACTAATAGACACAGACGAGGTGAGTGTTATCGTAGTAGATTCAACATCAGCGCTAACACCAAAATCCGAACTAGAAGGGGAAATGGAGAAAAGTGCAGTCGGTGTTCAAGCTAGGATGTTGTCAAAAGGCCTTAGAAAGATAACAGCAAAAGCTCAAAAGAAGGAGTGTTTAGTTATATTCATTTCTCAATTGAGAGAGAAGATTGGTGTTATGTTTGGATCACCTGAAGTTGTTGGTGTTGGTAATGCTATGAAGTTTTATGCTTCGCAAAGGATTGATGTAAGAAGGTCAACACAGGTAAAAGATAAAGAATCCGGAGAAGCTGAGGGGAACATAACCAGGGCAAAAGTTGTAAAAAACAAAATAGCACCTCCATTTAGAGTAGCTGAATATGTAATTAAGTTTGGAGTGGGGATTGATAAGGACCAAGAGATTTTTGACTTAGCTGTAGCTATGAATATAATTGAAAAAGCTGGGTCATGGTTTTCATATCAAGGAACAAAACTTGGTCAAGGGGGTGTAAAAGTTTTAGAGATACTAAAAGACAACCCGGAACTTATGGAAGAACTAAAAGCTCAAGTAATCGAAGGGTTAAAACAACAGTAACATGGAGCACAAATGGATATACAGTCAGAATGATATATTAGTGGATGTATCCATTGATTACAAATCGCATGTGGACATAAAGAATATAAACGACATTCCCAAAGAAGCTGTCGGTTTTATATATCGTATAATAGATGAGAATGGTAGACAATATATTGGTCAAAAATCTCTTTATACAAAAAGGAAAAAACATTTTGGTAAAAGAGAATTATCTAAAATAAAAGACAAAAGAAAAAAGACATATAAGTACGTAATAAAGGAATCTAATTGGCTTTCTTATACCGGATCAAACAAAGAGTTAAATGAAAACATAAAGAACGGTCTAAAGTACACAAAACAAATATTGAAGTACTGTTTCAGTAAGAAGCAACTAAATTACTATGAAACAAAGTACCTCATGATTTTCGGTGTAATAGAGCCTGGTAATGCATCGTATAATGCAAATGTTCAAGGTAAATTTTACCCCAAAGATTTATTAAATGAATCGAATTGATTACCTTGCTATAAGAAACAAAAGAGATTTTTTATACTTGTATTTCAGAGATTGTGGAGGGATGCAAGTGAATCAACAGATGTTTAATATCTTATTATCAAAATGGATACAAAGCATGGGCATACACCCTCAAAAAGGAAGACAGATAATTACTTATTTTCTAGATAAAAAATTTGGATAGTATTTTATTTTTTACTAAATTTGACATTATTAATCAATTAATTAGGAAAGCGTTATGGCTAATAACATTTATTTACAAGTAGAGTTTAAAAGTGGAAATGTCTTTGAATTTTCAAAAGATGAAAAGCAAGGATTTGAGGAACACAAAAACTCAAAAGGAGTAGTTACTTACAGAAAGTACTACAAAGAAGGTATCTACGGAATTTACAGAGGTACAACTATTAGAGATACTAAGTTTGGAAGAGAGGTTTCTATCCACTTAGTTGATGCTTACGGTAACAATTGTTTCTTAAGCTTACCCTTATTTACACAGAAAAAGACTATAGCACCTTATGTTGAGTCTTTTATTACTGTACTTCCTTCAATGGAAAAGGAGTATGTTTACAGAGTATTCCCCTACTCTATGCAAAGAGAAGGAACTGAATACAAAAACTATGGTGTTTCGGTAATGCATGCTGATATGTATGAAAAAACTGTTAGAAAAGACTACCCTTTAGAAAGACTTAGCTATGGAAAATGGGGAGAAAACGAAGAATGGATAGATGGAGACATCCCTAAAGCAGAATGGGTAGAAAGCGTTGATGGTGGTAAAGAGCAAGATAGAAGAGAGCGTGACAGATTCTTATACAAAGTTCTAGAAGAAAACGCATCTCACTATGAGAAGACAAGTAACCATGTTACCTCTTCAGAGCCACCAAAGCCATTCAATAGTCAACAAGCACCACAGGCTCCAGCTCCACAAAAGGAAGCTCCTAAGCCTGTATCTAAAGAAGAATTAAAACCAACCCCTGAGAGTGTCAATTCTGAATCAGTAATAGATGAAGACATAGAATTGCCGTTCTAACATAATCTAAGCCCCCCTATATATTCGGGGGGCTAATTTTTAACTTTAAATATCAAGGATCATGAAAAATTTAATCACATTATTTATTATAGTTATTTCTTTAACTTGTTTCTCTCAAGTAAAAATAAGTAGCGCAAAATTTGACGGAAAGAAAATTTTAGAAAAATCTTCTAATGAATTACAAGAAATATCTATTTGGACAGTAACTGAAGACAGTATTTCTTGCGATATGTATTCTCTTTCCGGAGAACATTTAGCAAAAATGTTTTGGTACGTAAACGACAACTTTAAAGTAAGAAAGGATAAAGTCTACGATGTAACAAATCTGTATGGCCAATCCTACATTTTATCATTCTCAAAAAACAGGAACTCTGTTACAATATCTGATTATGATGTAACAGAATTATCTATTATTGAGGGTGAAGGTCTAGACATTAATAGCTTAAACGACTAACATGAATTCCACGGAAACCACAGCAAAATCACTTCTAACAGAGCAATTAAAAAGCCTTAAAAAAGTTCTACCAAAGGCTTGCACTTTTTTGTCCCCTATAAAACTAAGTAGCGGAGAAATAGCTGTTAGATCAATAATAAAAGGCGAAGAACACATTTTCGCTACACCACCAGAGATATATTATGATTCAGCCGGTCTAAGAAGACTAGAAGGCTTGATTATAAACTACTGCTAATGTCTCAAGAAGAAATCAAAGCAATCTACGAATCCTTGATAGAAAGTGGAGACTTTGCCTTCCTCTTCCCAAACCTGTCTGGTAATTGGGAGGAGGATAGGTCAGAGTTTAAAAAAGCTTACGACATAAATTCCTCTACTATACAAGACGATGATTTCTTTATTTTTGATGACGAAGACTTTTAATTATGAATAGACATATATACGATATAGACCTTGTGAAGAGTCTATGTAAAAATCAACCTAAAGGCGAGTTTAACTGTACAAATATCGCCAAGGAATACGCTAAAAAGAAAGACTTAGAATACAGTGTATCTATAGCAAGACGAATTCAGGGTATAGTAGAGAAACATGGACTACATACTGAAAGAATAAAACCAAAAAAGCATGCTCAATTTACGATGGCATGCAATAGGGATTTTAATCAAACTAAAAAGAATGCTATAATCACATGGGCTCAGGCTCTCACGCCAATTCATGATGAACTATGGAAGAATATTCTATCTTACGCTAAGTACCATGATGCAGAGGTAATTGTTATTCCTGGGACATATCTTAACAACAATTCCCCTTTCATGTGGAAACGCACATACGCTTGGGATGATAGATTAACGGATTATCTTTACGCAACAGAGGCGAGTATTCATAATCATCTTTCTATAATAGCCGATACCGATATTGTACCAACAGCAAAGAGGCCTCTTAGAAACCTACAAGGGGTTACCGGGATAGAAAGTAGTATTGTTGGACATCCTAGACAGCAAATGATTATATCTCCAACAATGAAGAACAGAAGGCGTAAGTTTATGTTTTCTACAGGATCAATTACTGTTCCAAATTACAGAAGAGCAAGAGTTGGTAAAGAGGCAGCTCAATATCACAGAATGGGATTCTTGTTTGTTGAGAACATATCCGATGAAAATTTTGTAGCCCGACATGTACACGCAGAAGAAGATGGGTCATTTCAAGATTTAATTTTTAGAGTAGAGGATGAGAAAATTACATTGAAGAATGATTGGGAGGCTATGATATTCGGAGACACACACCTATCAAAAGAAGATAAGGAGATGTTAGAGGAATCACGTAGGCTTTTCACACTTGGTAAGTGTAAGAAATCAATATGGCATGACTTGTTTGATGGTTACTCAATAAATCATCATCAGTCTAAAAATCATGTAGCCCAAGTTATAAAGGCTAATAAAGGATTACATAAGCTAGACAAGGAAATAGAAATAAATATGTCTTTTATAAAAGATTGGAAAGACACAAATATGATTATAGTCCCTAGTAATCACCCTGATTGGATTGATAAATGGGTTTGTTATAATCAAGGAGTAAAAGATGCTCACAATGCTATTTTATTTAATAAATTTCAGTCTATATTATTTAATGAGTTAGCTCCAAAAGGTTTATATGCTTATATAATAGAGGAGAACTTCGGTGATGAGGTTATTTGTTTAAATAGAGACGAGTCATACGAAATATGTGGAATAGAGATAAACAATCATGGTGACTTAGGCTCTAATGGAGCAAAGGGTACTCCTGAAACATTTGCCAAACTTCCTCACCCAGTTATTTCTGGTGACAAACATTTCTGTTATACAATAGATGATGCTTATGGAGTTGGAGTTTCAGCTGTTTTAGATCATGGCTACAATGCAGGAATGTCTAGTTGGGCACAAAGTAACGGAATCATTTTATCAAACGGTAGATTTCAACATCTACTTTATTTCGATGGAAAATTTACTAATCTAATATAAAAACCAAAATGTCAAAAGAGGTAGTTTTTGATAGCGAGGCTCGTGAGAGGCTTATGAAAGGCGTTGATACGCTTGCAAATTCTGTAAGAGTGACGTTAGGAGCTAAAGGCCGTAACGTTATGATAGGAGAAGGTATGTACGCAGCTAGTGTGACTAATGACGGTGTTACTGTCGCAAGGTCAATTGAACTAGATGATGCAATCGAAAACATGGGAGCTTACTTTCTAAAAGAAGCCGCAGCTAAAACCGAAGAACAAGCCGGTGACGGAACTTCAACTGCTACAATCCTTACTCAATCCATGTTGCGGACCGGGATGAAATACCTTGCTGCCGGAGCCAACCCAATGGATTTAAAAAGAGGCATGCAGTTAATGTCAAATAAACTCCTAGATAAAATAGACGAAATAGCTACAAAGATTGAATACGATAGTGAAGAGGTAAAACATGTAGCTACGGTTTCAGCAAACAACGACCAAGAACTAGGTATGCTTATCGCTGATGCATTTAAGAAAGTAGGAAAGAATGGTATTGTAGCTGTAATGGAATCCGGAGGTCTTGAAACAGAAGTAAATGTTGTTGAGGGTATGGAGATAGACAGAGGATATGTTGATAGAGCATTCTGTACTAACGGAGAAAAGATGACAGCCGACTTAGAGGATTGTTATATTCTAATCACTGATGCCAAGATATTTAGTTTTAGACAACTTCTACCAATACTTGAGAAGATTAACAAAAAGAATAAACCTGTAGTTATCATATCGGATGAGATTGATCAGTTAGTTTTACCTACCATAATCCTAAATCATAGTCAAAGTTTAATTAATGTCGCATGTGTTAAAGCTCCAGGTTTTGGTAATGAGAGAGATGATATCCTAGAAGATATTGCCACGGTTACCGGTGGAACAATCATATCTGAAGCGAGGGGTATGAAATTAGAAGATGCCGAAATAGATATGCTAGGAGAAGCTTCTAAAGTTCATATCTCTATTGATAAAACTGTGATAATCGATGGGTTTGGTGAAACGGAAGATATTGAAGAGCGAATGAAACAAATCAAGGAGTTCGCTGAAAAGGAGAAGGATGATTACAAGAAATCAAAACTTATAGAAAGGTTAAGTAAAATAGCCGGAGGTATAGGCGTTATCTATGTAGGAGGTCACACTGACACTGAAGCTGAAGAAAGAAAGCTAAGAGTTGATGATTCAGTAGCTGCAACAAAAGCTGCAATAGAGGATGGTATTGTTCCTGGAGGAGGTGTTACTTTAGCTTTGGCAGGACACACAGTAGACTTTGACAGCATCAAACTACCTAACAGAGATCAGGAGTTGGGTGCTGATATTGTTTTATCAGCATTGAAAGAACCTCTCAGCCAAATTGTAAAGAACGCAGGTCAATCCCCAGACGTTATCCTAAATGAAGTCCTAAAGAAAAAAGATGGGACAGGTTATAACGTAAATACAGACGAATACGAGGATATGATTAAAGCTGGTATAGTTGACCCTGCCAAAGTAACTAAATCGGCTCTTAGAAACGCTGTATCAATCTCTTCTATGGTAATTACCACAGAAGTTGTAGTGGCTAATAAAAAATAAAACTAATGCAAGCAATAAAAAACAAGATTATAGTAAGTATCGGTAGTACCGTTGAGAAATCTGCTTCCGGTATTGTAGTTGACGCAAATAAAAAACCTGACCGTGGGGTTGTTATATCTAAAGGTGCTGAAGTAACTGAAGAGATAGAAGCTGGAGACACAGTTGTATTTAGCGAATATGCCGGAAAGGAAATAAAAGAAGGTAGCGAAAAGTATATAACGCTAAATGAGGCTGAGGTGTACTACGTTATCAAAAAGTAAGATATGGAAAAATACGATTATGTACAACCTGATCACTACAAAACCAACAATAAACAAGTGTGGGAATATATGATTGAGGTATACGGAGTAGAAAAGTTTATTGCTTTCTGTGAACTGAATGTGTTCAAGTACTCGATGCGAGTTGGTAAGAAGCCAGGAGCGTCTATCGAGGATGACTTAGGTAAGATCAAGTGGTATGCTGAGAAAATTAAACAACTAAGAGATGAGTAAGGAGGAAGGATACGACTACTGGTATGAGAAATATCAGATGTTTAACGAATAAATTAAATATAATGAGAATATTAGTAGCTTGTGAAGAAAGTCAAGCAGTAACAAAAGCATTTAGAGAATTAGGACACGAAGCATACTCTTGTGATATACTAGAATGTAGCGGTGGACATCCTGAATGGCATATAAAAGGTGATGCAATTAAAGAAGCTTATAGTGGTAAGTATGATATGATGATAGCACACCCACCCTGCACTTATATTAGTAGAGCTGGTGCAAGATGGATGTACCCAACAGCAGGGAATTTATGTGAAAAAAGATACGCAAAAGCAATGGAAGCTAAATCCTTTTTTATGAAGATGATTAATGCACCAATTAAATACATTGCAGTAGAAAACCCTACTCCATTAAAGGTTGTTGATTTACCTAAACATACGCAAGCTGTACAGCCTTACGAATATGGACACCCATACAGTAAGAGAACATTGCTTTGGTTGAAAAATTTAGAACCATTGAAACCAACAAATGTATTAACAGACTATAAGCCGTATTTACCAAGCAATACAGGAGGTAAAAAAAGAGGGCAAAGTTACAGCAGAGGTGTAAGTAAAAACGCTAAAGAAAGCAGTAAAACATTTATTGGTATTGCAAAAGCTATGGCAGAGCAATGGGGATAGTATTAATGCTAATACAAACTAACTCTCCTGTAGAAGATGATTTAGGTAAGATAAAATGGTACGCACAAAAACTAAAAGAGCTAAGAGATGAAAACAGTACTGTCTCAGTCAAATGAACTTTGTAATTTAGAATCCTTAGTATTAGAAGCTAACCCAAATTACGAGATAGTTAAAAAAGGAGTTGTGCAAATAGTGTATGATTCTGAATATAAATACCATCAAGTATTTACTATAAAACCAAAAACCCCCCAAAATTAATTAGGGGGTTTATTTATAAATGCATCTACTGCGCTAATTAACATAGCCAAAACTACTAAGGCTACAAGCACAATCATTCTTTTGTAGGGATTATCTTTTTTAGTTTCTTATTTAAATCCCTAGCCTCTATTGCTTCTTCAAACAAATCTAGAGATACAAAATAGTTTTCTGCTGATTCTATAGCATCTGGCATGTCTTCAATATTAACGTATATAGTCGCATACGTTTCCCCTCCCCACTCAAACTCAATTATCTTTACGACTTCGTTTTCAGGAGTTTTATCCAAATGTTCTTTTAAACTAGATACTGAATGTCTGTGTACAGTAGTCTTGTTATCCGTCATCCAATACTGAATTTTGGACATGTCTACTTCATATTTTTTATTTGCCATATAACAATATTAGAAAAAACATTTTATATAAACAAGAACATTGCATTTAATATGACTTGTATTCAGCCAAACCTTTCTCTACAAGCCAATCACTTACATTGATCGTACCAATATACAAATCCCCAATTATTCTACCGTACTTTCCCCTACCCATACTTTTCAATGTAATCTCTTTTCCAAGCAATAGGTTTCTGAGGGAATCCCTTGCGATTAGACCTTGGGGCCGCTCAGAGCCTCTAACTTCCGGTGCGTCTATACCATACAACCTGATACTCTCTTCCAGCTTAATACCAAACCCCACCTCAATAAGACAGGTAATAGTATCCCCATCATATACAGATAACACCTTAGCATTATACTCTTCACACACATTGGTAGGAACAAAAGAAGACAACCCTAACGCTAATACTAGCAATAACTTTTTCATACTCTGTTAGTAAATAAACTTTTCACATTTAACACACCAATCCTTTCCATCTTCCCCCCTTTTAATTGTGTGGGAACCTCCTTTAGAACAGGGATCAGAATCAAGTAGTAAGCTCCGGAACTCCTCCACAGGTAATCCTACCCTAACTCCAATAGGCCCGTCCATATATACAGAGGTCTCTCCTTCCTGCTCCCCTTGCCAAAAATACAAAACCTTATCTACGTTCAAGTACCCAAAATCTACATCCAGCTCTTGATCAACACTGAACCCCATTTCTTCAAATCTCTTTACCTCTTCCTCAGAGGTTGTGTCAAATATGACAGGTATCTTTATAAATCTCATACTAATTAGGTGTATACGTTTGTTTCTTTATCACCAGGAAATACCCCTTACCCAAACTCATCCATATAATTCTATCAGGTGTTGTAATGTAATCCCCGAACCTAAATACAAGCCCTGTCGAAAACTTTACAGTAAATACTCTCTGTTTATGGAACAATCTGTAATAGGATCTTACAAGAAACTCAACCAATTTTTTCATCCCCCCAAATATACAAAATATCTTTTGGATATGCAACACCGGACAAGTTACCGGGCAAGTTTTATTTTTTTAGGGGGGCGCTTGATTATAATTTGTGATTTAACGACCTTTCATATATGACTACCTATCTACTACGCACCTTCCCCCCCGCCAAAAAATTTTTTGCCCACCCCCTATACAAAAAAAGATCAACATATGCAAATTTTTTGCCTATTTTTTACCAACATATTTTTGTTGAAAACTTTTTGCCCTTTTTCTTGCTTTTGTCCCTTATTTTTACTATAACCTGGAGGGGGGCTATCTTATCTAGAATGATTCTAAACTAGCTTTTTACCCTATCTTTTTTACCTTATTCCTTGCATATTTCAATAATTATTAGTATAGACAATTATTATTTAGAACAATTCTAAATTAATAATCGTTAACAAACTTTTAACATTTTTTTCTTGCATAT